ATGTCAAATCTGTGCCAGCAGTTGCACTAGAAGCAACAATAATAATTCTATAATCATCATAAGTTGTACTAAAAACATCATTTATAGATTGAGAACTTACTGCACTAAAACTAGTTGTATTCAGTAATACCATCCCGGCTTTTTTTGTGCCAAGGGCTGTGTTCATGGATGCGTCAATTGCATCACCTAAAGTCTCAATTGCTGTTGCGCCATCTTTGACAAGATCAGTTGAAGTTGGAACTGTCCAGCCATAGTTTGGTGTAGTTGTTGCCATGTGTTAATTGACTCCTAATAAGGCATCTTGCCATTGTAGTGATGGGTCTATTGTACTCCAGATTTCACCGGCAAATACATCTTGCCACGCCACTGGAACTGCTGAGAATGTGAAATCTGAAACATTCAAAGTCAAGCGTGCAGTGAACCTGTCAATATTCCATTCCCACCCTTCCACATATCCGAAAAACTGATTTGGATATAGAAGTGCAGGAAAGTCTGTGACTGATACCGGCATACCAAAGAATACACCAACAAGTGAATTAAGCAATGATGATGTCATAGTTGGGGCATCAATCTGTATTTGTATGCCTTGAATAACTGGTTGAGGATAAGCATTCAAAAGCACTAGACGATCTGCCAAAGTTTCGGCATCTGTTTGATTCTTTAAGAATGTTTGAATTGTTTGTGTGACTCTGCCGTACTGGCTAATTGAATCCAATTCCTCTGTTTGAACTGCATCTTCTGCTGCACCATAAACAACGATCACATCATTGATGATGTCATTTCGGGATGTTGTTACGCTAATACCATCTGCCAAAATAAAGTTTTTAGATATGTCCACAAAGCCATTTGCTGACACATAGTCTGCGCGTGCATCTTGATCCTGGTAACCAATGCCACCAGATGTTGTTTCATAAATATAACCTGATCCTGAATCTGCAACAATCTGAACATAATTCAAAGCATTCAATGGTTCTGGTGTTGCAAGTGAACTAAACAGATCATATGTGCCAGGTGTGTCAATTGATGAAATATCAACACCAAGCAATGAATCCCAAGTCTCAGTTGTGTAATCAGTCCAAACTTGTGTTGCAGGTAATTCATTCCATTTAAGGCCAAAAGTGTCAGTGATAACAGATACAATCCTGTCACCATCTTTTTGCTCAGCATAACCAACCAGGTTTGCTTCTTTGGCTGCAAGTTCTGATAACCCACCAGATGCACTGATCTGTGTAATAAATGTGTTTGTTGTGCCAGCATCAAGCACTGAAACTGAAACATCTGTGACTAAACCTGTAAAGATTGTTGTATCAACACCGGTGAAGTTATCTAGTGTGACTTGTATTGTGTCAAAGATTTCAACATCTGTGTATGGCAAGTTTAAGAAATCAATTGTGGCAAATCCTGCTGATGATTGTTGTTGTACATCATCACGACCCATGCTGATTTGCACACCTTCAAGTGTGTAATTTGTTACGGCTGTGCCATTGATTTTAACTGTGGCGTTTGGTGACCAAGGCACAATTATCTACCCGGAATCATTGGTTTGACAAACTTATTGACAGTGCCAGCCTTTGCAGCGTTGTTGATTGATTTAACTACTGTTTTGGCTTGTGATTTAGAATTGGTCGCACCAAATGTGTTGAACTGGTTTATGACTTGACTTGGTCCACCACCAAATAAAGCACTACCTACTGCTTGAGCAGGTGCAAATGATGCTTCAAGAATTGCACCACCAATAAATGATCCTTTCAATCTGTCGTATGCTGCAATTGCTGATTCAATCTTTTCAACAAGTGTAGTCATCAAATTGATAAGTTTTACAAGTGAACTTTCACCACTATTAGGATCAATGGCTAACAATTTTGTCATTGAATCTGCTAATTTTCTTAATTCTGTACCCAGTAAATACGCTGCACCCTCGGTTGAATCCATGTCATAACCAAAAGTTACTGCACCAGTTCCAACATCATAAAAGGCTCTTGTGAGGCTTTGCTTGCCACTTCTTGTCAATCCATTAACTAAACCAGTAATTGCTTCTGACATTGGTCCTGCCATAAATTTTGCAATTTCGTCTAACACTGGAAACAAAGCAAAACCTATTTGCTCTTTTGCTTCACTGACAACAATTTTTAATCGTTCAATTCGTCCTGCAAAGGTTTCTGCTGCAATTGCTGCTTGACCACCAAAGTTTGCATTAAGTTGTTTAACGATTTCATCAAAAGACACATTTTCTTCTTTTGTTACTTTAACAATTTTGCCTTGCTTGGCAACACTGTCACTGTATTTGTCAGATGCACTTGCAGCAGCCAATTGTGCTTTTTCCAAAGCATTCTGTGCTTTTTGAACATCCAAAGAATCTGACTTAGCATTGTTTAATACTTTGTTTAATCTTTCTTGTGCTGATGCAACACGCAGTGCAGCAGATTCATTATTCAATTCTTGTTTTGCCAAATCGGCTTTTGATACTTTCAAAGTCTTAGTCGAAGTTGTTGTAGTTTTAAGTTCAACACCAAGATTTTTTAATGCTTTGAAATTTCCATCATATGCCTTTGCCAATATATTTGACACTTCTTCAAGTGACTTACCACTGCCGGCTGCGACATCAAGTGCAAGTGTTTGAAGTTTTTGTGCTTTAGCCAAATCATTAGTGGAAACTAAAAGTCTTTGCAATGATGGCCTTAACTGATCATCAGCAGTTCCAGTGGCTCTTTGAGTCGCATCAATATATGCTTCAGTTGCAGCAATTTGTTCATCAGTAGCATTTGTTGTATTGCGTAAAGTTTGAGCCAAAGATGCTTGCGCTTTTTCATCTTCAATGGCAGCCTTAACTGCACTCACACCAATTGCAAATGCTGCTGTTCCAACTGCTGTTGCAAGTCCTAAAAATGCTTTGGCTGCGTTAGCAACAACTTTATCAACTTTGTTTGTAAATGATGTTGTGTCTGTTGATGCTTTATCTAAGCCAGTTGAAAATTGCGCTGTGTCTGCAAGTAGTTGCAGTTTCAGGGTTCTAATGTCTGCCATCTTAAATCCTTTCGCGCCATTCTCGTCTTATTCTATCAACTTCATCAACCCATCTTTTGGTTATATAAGGTTGCAATGCTTTGAGTGTTGGAAAGATAAAATAACCGGCATTGCCTCTGCCCTCGCGTGGTGATCTTGGTTGAAATTGTCTATAACCAACATAATCAGTTGATTTGCCTTTTCTCTTGCGTGGCCTGTCTTGATAAGCACCAAATTCAACACCAAGTGCAATTGCACCAACTGGTGTACCATTTGCAAGTTTTGGATTATCCCCACCAATGCTAATAACTGGGCCTCGTTTGAAACTGTTTGAAACTTTAATTGATCTTGCAAGTGCTTGGCCTTGTTTAGTTGTTTGCAATGCTGAACCAATGGCAGATGCAGCATCATTAGCAATATCTCTGGATGTTTTCTTCATATCTTCTTTTGCAATATCATCCATGTTTTTGAAAGTTTTTAATATGGCTTTAATATCTTTGTCAGCAATCTTAATTTCAAAAGGTCTAGTTGCCATGATATTTACTCACCACATCTGCAATTGTTGATACCTGCTCTGCCGAAAGCGTTTTGAACTCTGACAATGGCTGGCGCGAAACAATTGCCAGTTCTATCAAAGTGCGTTCTATGCTTCCGGCTGTGTAAAATTTGTTGTTGCAAAATCCTTTGAATTGATGTGAACAACTTGTGATCGCCAATCTTCAAACTTGCCAACTGGTTTATCACTGAGTCGTTTTTGCATTTGATAAGCAAGCCAGAATTGTTGTTCCAGGCTTGGTGGCAATTCTCGTTTGAACAATTCCAAAAAAGTTGTGTTAGTTTCTTTTTCAGCCTGCGCAATTTCCCATGGAATAGTCCATTCTTCGTAGGACTTTCCATTAGCAAGTTTCCATTCTATTTGTATCTTAAACATTTAAGGTGACCCCTGTCGGTAGGTTAAGCGATTGAAACTGAGCGAATTGGCATTGATACGGAAACAGTTAATGCATCCGGTGCAGCGCCACCAAAATCTGGTCTCTTTGGTAAAACACTCAAAGTCATAGTTTTGCTATTGATTTGAATTGTAACAGTTTTTGTTGTGGTTGGTGCTGTGTCAGCATCGCTCCAAATGTCATCACAAACTGAGCCTGTTGCGCCCCAGTCTTGTAATAGTTCTACTGTTAGTGTTCCAACTTCTTTGTCCACTACATAATCAACTAATCCATTCAAGGTTTGAACAGTTGAGTTTGGATCATCTAGTGTAACAGTTGCACTGATTATTTGGTCATCATAATTCACAGAGTCATATGTGAACGCAATCGATCTACCAGTAATTACTGTGCTTGGCATATATTTCCTTTCTTATGGATTGTAGATTGTAGTTATCGACACTTCAACCGAATAAACATCATTGCTATTCGCTTGTCGTATCCTTGGGCTCGAAACGGATTGTATCTGCCAAGATTGTCCAATCAATGGCAAGACTGTGCTAACCATTGTTTCGAGTTGCGTTAATGCACCAGGATTTGTGTTTGGTGCTGCAACTAATTCTAATATATATCTTACGCGCCATGCTTTATTGTTTCCAAGTGTTACTGGTTCAAGCCATGGATCAGATGACAAAATCATAATGCTTGGAGTTGTTACAAATTCTGCACCAAAATCAACAACTGAATAAACGCTGTTTGATGTAATTTGTGTTTTAAGGTTTGCGCGTAGTGTTGCTAATGTCATCCTATTAACGCCTCAACATCAATGTAAGCGCCAAGCATTCCAATAATTCTGTTTTGGATTGTACGGCCTAAAATGTAAGGTTGTGGAACAAAATCTAATCCTTGCTGAACTGATCCTGCTGATGTGCGTGCTTTGAACACATCCAATGAAACTGTTAGCACTGCTGATTCAACTGGTGCAACATCATCATATTGTGACAAATCATTTGCTGATGCAAGTCCGTTTGGAATTACATTGTACCAGTCATGAATTGTTACTGCTGAAGTTGTAATTGTAAAAGTAAAGTCATCAACAATTTCTAATACTGTTTTGCTGCCATTCACATGGGCTTGAATGCCAGTTATGACAACTGTTTGGCCTTTGTGGAATTTGTGTGGTTTGGTTGTGTGCAAAGTTGTGATGGTTGATGTTTCATGTTTGTGTTTGTCAATTGGTGCATTCCATTTAACTAATAAGTTGCCGACAACTGATTCGGCTGTGTCAATAATTTCTGTTAATACGGCATCAGAATACAAAGTTGAACTAACACCATTAAGTGCAGATCGTAATTCTGCTGGTGTAATTATTGATGCCATGTCTTACCTTTCGTGTGTGGTGTTACCTGGCAGGACAGGGGTCTAACCTGCCAGGCAACTCTTTGGTCGCTAATTAAGCAACAGTCAAATTACGGAATGCA